TTCATTATATATCTAAAACACTTGTATAGGTTCTTTTCTTTCTTTTCTTTATTTTGATTTCGTTCTTTTGTGGTTCTTCCGTAGATGGTTTGTTCTTTCTTAAAAATTCTAAAAACTGATTCTTATAATCATTATTTGTATCACCAGGTAACACAGCAAACTCATCTATGTTTGCTTGTTCTATCATTCTATATTTTATATTAGATTGTTTCTTTTCTTTCTGTATTCTTCTAATAAAAGCATAATATATTATTTGCGTAAAATAAGCAAAAGGATTATTAGACTTGTCAGGATTAAAGTTTTTAAGATATTGTAAACAGTTTTCTATACCATCAGAAATCATATCATCTCTAAAAGTGTAATTAATAAAATTAGGTCTATAAGATAAATGATTCGCAATCTTTAAAAAACATTCACCTATATAATTAGTAACAGGTGGTGGTTTTCTTTTACGTTTTTCTGCCTTAGCACATTTATCTTTAAACTCTATCATTGCTTGTAGAAACAATTTGTTATCTACATAATGTTCAGATTTTTTTCTTGTTCTAGTCATAGTTTAATTATATCACATTCTTTGTTATTGTCAAGGACCTATCACATTATCCAGTTATATATTGCTCTTAAAGCAAGCAGTAAATACATAAGTTCCATTAATGCTCTAGGTATATCTTTATCTTTTATGCCCATGTATATCCATATTGTACAGGATATTGTAGCAATTGCCCAACCCACCCATTGTGTGTTAGGGTCTGCATTTGAGAGTATGTAGGCACCTATCATAGCGAGTACAAAACCCAGCCATCTCATGCCATCTAGTCTTTTGTAAAATCTAATTTTCATTGGTGCTTGACATAATCTAATTCTCTTGTTATACTACCCATGTGGGTTGTTACCGAGGATAGTAGCTACCTCACTAGTGCAACTTCTTTGAAGGCATTTTAAGTAAGTCAGCAACTTCTTTAATATCAGACTTATCTATATCATCATAATTGGAAGCGGCATTATCTAATTCTTCCTCAGACATTTCTCTTTCAATAAATCCAGGTAACTGTTGTTTTGCTTTCTTTAATGATACTGCAAGATCAGTATATCTTTTTGTAAATGCCGTAGTGGCATTACATATAGTAATAATCTTATCAACAGGAATAGTTACTATTTTCTCATCTGTAAAACCAACCCATTTTACTAGTGCAATATAATCAGATATACCTTGCTCAGTAATACGAGGTACGTATTTAATTAGCATAGGTTCTTGTAACCTTAATAGTTTAGAGTTTTCAGGTAATTGGTCTTTATGCAAAGGAAACCTACAACAGATTTCTTCTCCTGAAACCAGTCTGATTATCTTAACCGTTTTATCATTAACACGATCAATCATATAACTATTTATCTTTCTTAAGCGTTAGCATACCACAATGAGAGCCACCTAATTGTTCTACTATATCGTAGTCTAATAATGCTGTTTCTTTAAATATTTTCATATTGTACCAACCTTTATTTTTACCAGGGTCTTTATCTTCATTAGGCATATAATCATGGAATACTATTTTAAAAGAGTCCTTTGTACGTTTTAGTATTTCTTCACAATCATTTTTACCAATAGAGCCATCTATAAAAACAAAGTCAAAGTCATAGTGTAACCAATCTTCCCAATACTCTTTGCTTGTACAAATAAACTTATGTATATTCAATCCATTATACTCAAATATATCGTTCTTGTCAATGGTGTACACCTCTGAATTATTAAGTCTTAATGCAGCTGTACTCTTACCTGTGCCCGTACCTATTTCTAGTATTTTAAAAGCACCTCTGCTTTCATATAACAGAAATTTAAAGTCATCATCTGAAATCATTTTAAATCCACCGTATGTATTTCATAGTCAAAGCCTTCTCTATTATAGATGTTAACTCTTTCCTGAAAGTGTGTTAATGTGAAGTTCTTTTTATCTTTGTATGTGAGGTCGTCTGATATATCATAGACTGTAGCAGACTGTTTCTTATCACCGACACGAAGCCCACGGCCAATGCTTTGTAATATTCTTATAGGGCTCTTACTAGGGCTACTAAAAACAATGTTGTGTAAATTACGAATATTGATACCAGTGCTGAACGTCCCGAAAGAAGCGATAATAATTGCGTTGTCCGACTTTTCTGTGATTGCTCTAATTTTTTCTCTATCATCTGTTTCAGTTCCCCCATAAACAAAAAACACTTTTCGTTTTGGGTCTACTTTTTCTTCTATGAGTTTATGTAAAATCTTGCCATGTTTTTCAACTAACTGAAATAAGCATAATGTATTGCCGTTGAGTGCCAAGGTCAGATTTCGTATGTATTTATTACGAGCAGTATTTTGAGTGAGGTATTCTAGTTCTTCAAAGTATTTGACACCATATACTTTCTTTGCCTCTACTTCAGGATACTTTAAGTTCAGACATTTAATTTTTAGATTAGCAAGTTGTTTTCTCTCAATCAACTCTGCTGTAGATACTACTTTATTGACCATACCAAATAGACCTTGTAGTACTAATTTGTGTGTTTTACTATCATCTAACGTACCTGTAAGACCTATTCTATATTTACAATCTGTTAGTTTTGTCATTATCTTTGTCAATGATACAGCCTTAAACAAGTGTGCCTCGTCACCTATAACTGCACCATAGTCTTCAAAAAATTGTTTAGGCATTTTGTATAATGATTGCCATGTTGATACAACTATACGTTTATCTTCATCTATTTCATAACCATGATATTTTCTACTTACATTTGTTTCTACATCATAACCATAATCTTTAAAATCTTTGTATAGTTGTTCTACTAGTGATGTTGTTGGTACAATGATTAGAATATTGTTGTTAATTACATTTAAGTAGTGTCGGACTAACATGTATATGATAAGTGATTTACCAGAGGCAGTAGGCGATACAACTAGTCCTCTGTCATATTCTAAAGCAAATTTAAATGCGTTTAATTGATAATCTCTCGGTTTGATAGACAGATCATACTCATCAATCATACCGTCTATATCGGCGGCTGTGACGTTGCTATGTGTAAGGATTTCACTAGATTCAACTATATGTACATCTTTCTTCTTACACCAGTCTTTTAGATAAGGGTATAATCCAAGGTACATTTGACCTGTTGCGTATGAGTAAAGTCTTATTTTTCCGTCCCATACTCTATTACGAAACTGTGGTGTAAACTTATATCCAGGTACTTCAAACGAAAAGTAATCCGACAATTCTCTACGAATAGAGGCGTCAGCGTCAATCCGAATATATACGTCATTGAGTTTATCAACGATAATATTTTGCATATTAGATTACGCCAGAAGTAAACTTTTTCCAGTCTATAGCGTTTTTAATTTGAAAACCACGATTAGATATTATACGTATTGTTTTGTCCAGATAGTCAGCTACACTTTGTATGTAAGTAACTTTTTGCTCTAGTTTAATCATCTCATCATCTGATCTTATGTACTTATCCACATCTGGTTTAAGCAACTTTATATTAAAAGGTTTAACTTGATAGACACTAGGGTCTGCCTTACCTGTATAGTATTCCCACTTTTCTCTTAACAATCTATCTCTATCTTGCTCTGCTTTTTTTAATAGATTGATATATTGATTATGAAACTTGCAATACTTGTTATGTAATTGAGGTGTTTTTAATGATTCTAAATCTAATTCAGTATCATTTATTTTGAGGTCTTTTTCAGCCAATTGTTGTAATTCATCAAAGGTCATAATAACTCCATTATATTAATTTAAAATATTTATGTATGTATTAAGTAGTAGTTTCTACCGTAGCTTTGTTACCAACAGCAGCAAATTCGTAAATTGCATACTCAAATGATACCGTTGCCGTAAGATAATCAACATCGGTAGCCTGCTGATTATAGTCTAGTCCTGATAGTGAAGTAGGATATACATTTCTAAATCTAACTTCTAAATTTGCATTATTCTTACTTGTCAATATTATTAAAGTAGCGTCTGAATACAAACCACCATCGTCTTGTGTTGCCTTTTTAATTTCACCTAATTCTTTACTAGTACCTACATTTTGAGTTGAAGGAAATCTGTCTGTACCTGCACCTTGTAGTGTTTGAAACTGCTCGTAATCTTTAGGAAAACCAACACCAGTTAACCAACCATGTATCTCTCTATAGTTTTCTAAATTTTCATCTACTAAAAACTGAATAGTCAAAGTATCATATTGTAATCTATCACCAGGTAGTGGTATATCTTTCAAAGGTGTGATTTGTTCGGCAGTACCTAGATTGATACCAGGCAAATTTGCTGATGTGCAAAAATACTCTACTTTAGGTAGTTTAATTAATTGAAACTTAAACTGCGTTGGACTTGCATAGTCCAGTTTAGTAGGTTGTCTAGTGTATGAGTTTGTAACTGTCATACAGCTATTTATCTGTTTGCTTGTCTAAATCATCCCATTCTTTTGATTGGGCTTCTTGTTTTAGTTTTTTCTCGTTATCTGTTAGGACACTCTCTTTTTCGGCTGCTTCATCTAGTCTTTTCTCTACATTATCTAATGCGTTAGGTTTTTGTAAGTAATTAAGACCTTGTGCTAACAGAAAAAAGAAACCACAGATTACTACAATACCTGCGATTGCTCTTAGGAATACGTTCATTATTGTTGATTTTTCTTCTTTGTAAATTGTTATTCTTTCAGTATAAAACATAATCTACTTTTATTTATGCTAAAAAAAAGGGCGCCGAAGCGCCCTTCTTAAATTTGTTTCTCAACAAATATTACATGATGTTCGTAACTTGAACACGTCTGTAGTATCTGTTAGCGTTGATTGCACCAACACCGTCAGCAGTAATATTTCCTGACGCAGAAGCACCAGCAAATGGATTAGCTACCATACCGTATCTAGTTTTGAAACCGATTTTCGGTTGGAAGTTATCCTGACCTACTGCTCTAACCATTTGTAGAGGTACATACGGACAATAGAATAAACCAGCGTCGTATGGAGAAGTTCCTTTGTAACCAACAACGTAGTACTGTTTAGTAGGTGACGCATTGCTTGCCATGTTAGCAGCATATGGGTCAATGTAAACTTTGTACTTACCATTTAATACACCAGCAAAAGTATTACCAGTATCGTCAATGTTTAAGTTGTTGTTTAATGCAGGAGTGTAATCCAAAACACCCGCCATTTGTAACGCAGAGGCAACATCTGAAGAACAGATAATCATGTTACCTTTTCCTCTTCTTGTTCTCTGAGCGATTGTGTTTGCATCTCTCTCTAGTTGGAACATAAGACCTTTAAATCTCTCAACAGACCATCTACCATTAGAGTCTGTGTCAAGGTCAAATATACCAGCAGTTGTTGTGTTAATTGCAGCATGTGA